TACAGAGTAAGGCAGATTCCTGAAATTGATTTAATTGGACTGCTGCATGATTTAGAGTCAGCAGGATTTAGCAAGCCTGTTGGCTTTGGTTGGTTATATAAGTCGGAATATAAAGGCGTTAATTTTGATATGTTCTTTCCTGAGTCGGTTGGCGATGAAGAATATGATCCAACTGTTGATTATAAGGCTGCTGTAAGTGCAATAACCATGGCGCACAATGCAAGGATTCTAATCTAATGGAAATACCAACATTCGGATCAATGACGCCTCGCCCGTATCAGTGGGAGGCTATACAAAATATTAAGCAGTTTATTCGTGAGCAATTGGATAACCATAAGAATGGTAAGCCAGTTAAAAACGCCATTCTCAACGCTTCGGTTTCTGCTGGCAAAAGTTTGATTATGGGAGCTGTTGCTGACCACTGTCAAAAGGTTGGAGTTCGATGCATGGTGCTTACTGATGTTGGTGAATTATGCGACCAGAACGGAAAAGAAATGTGGGATATGGACGTTAAAGTGTCTTATTATTCAGATTACGTTAAGGCTAAATCAAATTATTTTACCGTGGTTAGCGCGACTGTAGGCACGGTATTAAACGTGTTATCTGATGACTTTGTGCCATACACTAAGAAAGTTGTTAATACTGATAGTTCGATAGTTGATAAAACACTATGCAACGTACCGACTGTACTGCTTATTGATGAGTGCCACCGAGTCCCAATTGATGATTTAGATATTGATGATTCTACATCTGCATATGGCCGCGTAATTAAGCACTTTCAAAAGGTCAACCCTAGGATGGTAACTATTGGCGTGACTGGAACTCCCTGGCGCAAGACAAGCTCAATACTTGGCACATTTTGGTCAAAGGAATTAAAGCCAGTTATTGATCGTGATTTTCTTAAAAATAACGGCTTTACTGTTCCTGATGTTTTTGGTTTTACGGATCATCAATATGATTTATCTGAGTTCAATACATTTGAAGAAAATAGCATGTCTGACTATTCAAAAGCAGATATGGAACGAATGCAAGCCAAAATGGATTTATCCACTACTCAAGCGATTATGCATGACGTTATGGAGCTAACCAAAGATAGAAATGGTGTTCTTGTTACTTGTAGCGGATTAAAACACGCCAAGGAAGCCGCAAGCATCTTGGGCGATATTCCTTGGGGCATCATTACATCAAAAGAGGTTTTATCAAACACCAAGCACGAAACAAGAAAAGATATTATTGATGCAGCTAAAGCTGGTGATGTTAAGTTTTTGTTGCAAGTGGGTTGCCTGAGTGTTGGCTTTAACTCACCTTACATTGACACATCGGTAATTTTGCGCCGCATAGGTAGCATTGTTTTGCTTGAACAGTTACTGGGTCGTGGCCGTAGACTATTAAAGCAATGGATGATTGATGCAGGTATCAAGAAAGAAGAACACTTAGTTTTAGACTTTAGCGGAACACTTGAAGCAATGGCCGATTTGTTCAACAACCCGACATTCAATGACGCAATGGAAGCCAAAGACAAAAAGGATAATGCATTTATTTATTGTCCTAAGTGTGACACTGAGTTCGGTGTTCATGCCAGAAAGTGCAAGAGTGATACGTGCGATCACTGGTTCAAATTCCGAGCATGTGAAGATCTACGCTTAAACAATATCCTAATTGAAAAAGGTTGTGGCCATAAAAATGATATCGCGGCTAAGATATGCAGCAACTGTAATAAGTATTTGATTGATCCAAATGCCAATTTATCACATAAGGCGTACACGGATGCAGATTGGAAGCCTGTATTGAAGATGGATATGGAAATCATCGGCGCTAGAAGTGATGCAATCCAGGTTACATATTGGCTTGATTCGTTCGGAATTGATGGTCAGCAAGAAATAGCAAAAGTTAAGTATTGGGCTATTATGGCAGGCGGTAAACGTGTTTGGGATAGTAAGTTTGTCAAGGCACATGCAAAGCCAGCATTATGGAAAAAGATTTTGCAAATGACACCAGCGTTATTGATACAGAACAAAGATTTATTTATCACACCAAAAATGGCAACTCACCGCATTAATGCAAAAGGTGAATCGATTGTTAATGTTAGCAATAAGAAGGTAGCGGAATAATGAAATCATCAAAAGTCAGACTTTATTTTAGCCTTAATATTGAATGCCCACACTGCCAGTCAGACATTGACCTAGCTGAAAATGAGGATGATGGAGAATACTCTACTCCTATATTTACCAATAAGTGGAATGATCTTAAAGGTGAATTAGTTTGCTGTCCTAAGTGCGAAAAAGAATTCTCTATTGATGAGGTTGAATACTAATGAAAGTAACAATAGCAAAAAACCGCGCTGGCATTATCACGTATAAGCCAGCGAAGAAGCAACCTAAGCGCCTAGAATCATTAGAGCAGCAAGACCTTAATTCTCACTGTGCTTTACTTTGGCCAGAAGAATATAAATCAATGTTTGCTGTTGCTAATGAATCTGGCGGCAGTGGTTCCAAACGATACGGCGCAGCATTGAACCGTAGAGGTCGAAAAAAAGGCGTTCCTGACTGGCATGTTATGATCCCACGAAATGATTATCACGGCCTTTACGTTGAACTTAAGCAGGCCAATACAGGCTCGGTCAGTAAAGAACAAAAAGAGTTTTTACTACATCAGCAATCACTCGGATATAAATGCGTTGTTGCCTATGGATTTCGCGCTGCACTTGAGGCAATAAAAGATTACCTTAATAATGCTTGACAATTATATCGATATTAATCAATAATACCTCTGTCAACTAAACAGAGGTATTTTTGCTATGAACACCAATCAATCTAAGCGTAAGAAAGAGTTTAGCCGTAAAGTGGATTGCACAAAATTTGATGCGCATCTTAAACTAAGAGAAGTTATTAGGCATAGCGATTTTAATGCATTCTACAGCGAGCTTACTGGAAGAATAAGCCACATTTATTGCCGCACAAATTACACCGACAACACGCAATTTTTCGGCGAAGATTATCAAACGGAGAAACAATTATGAAAAACTCAGATAAGCCAGCGGCACCATTCAAAGAAGTTATAAGCATGCAGGGTGGAGCCGTAACAAGGTACGACAACCACAAAGGATTAACGAAGCGCGAACACTTTGCAGCTATGGCTATGCAGGGATTTTTATCGAATAGCTCTTGGTTAATGCCTTTGATGCAAAAAGCTAACGGCGACCCTGTGATAGTTAGCTGTGCAGTAAAAGAGCTTTCATATCAATTAGCAGATAAAATGCTTGAGGAGAAACAATCATGATCCAGCAAATCAGAAACATCAAAAAATACAATGCCGACGAGCTGTCAAACGAGGCTTACCATGCACACGAGTACATTAGCGGTTCATCACTAGTCACTATCTTTTTCGACTGTTTAGCGGCTTGGAAATTTGGCGACAAGTCAGAGTCGGCCGCATTGCACTTCGGGATTGCATCACACGCTGCATTACTTGAGCCTGAAAAATTCGAGCGTGAATTTCAGTGCGACATCAATAAAAATGACGATAGTGTTATTACCAGCGATGCAGCATTGAAAGCCTGGTTCAAAGTGCGCGGCGTTCCAATTAAATCAACCGCATCATTCTCGGATATGATTTATCAAATGCTGCAAACTGGAGAATATCCAACAGTGCTAAAGCTTGAATCAATGATTCTAGAATCAGAGTGCAAGTTTGCTGGCAAGACTATTGTTAAATACGATGACTATCAAACTATCATGCAGATGCGTGAAGTGATATTCAATGACAGCGATTTACAAGCTGCACTAAAAGATAGTCGTGTTGAGATGTCGATTATCTGTGAAGTGATGATTGATGATATTTGGTATGGCATTAAAATCCGCCCTGATATTGTTACGGGTGATCGCGCCGTACCTGACTACAAAACTACCGCCGACATGAACCCTGAAAAGTTTGCTAATACCGCGCACAATAACGGCTATTGGCTTAAAATGGCATTGCAGAAAGACGTATTAGAAGCAGTATTTAAAAAAGAGTTTCGACCAGCTTTATTGGCTCAAGGTAAAACAAAGCCATATATCCCGCAGTGGTATTGGCTTACCAATGAACAATTAGAAGTAGGCCGCGATCAATATCAATATGCGCTTAGTCAGTATAAAAAAAGCAGTGATGCAAATGTATGGCCTGCATATTTTAATGGCTTTGTTGATTTACCAACGCCAGCATATTTAGCAAACAGATATGAGTTTGAAGATAACTCTATGACAATTATTGAGGAAGAATAACCATGAATGACATTACAAACCTAAGTGACACAATTCTAGCCAAGTCAGATCGCCTGAATGCAGAAGATTTATTGGCAGGATCATTAACTATCACTGTGACGAATGTTGTCAGATACAAGGCGTCAAACGGAGATAACGCCTTTTATTTAAATTATCACAATGACGGTGGCAGGCCGTTCTACCCTTGTAAGACAATGAGAAAGGTAATAACAACTGGCTGGGGCGAAGATGGTAACGCATACATTGGCCGCTCAATGGTTTTGTTTTGCGAACATACAGTTAAGTGGGGTGGTGCTGCTGTTGGCGGCGTTCGTATCAGCCATTTATCACACATTCAAAAGCGTTTGATATTATCATTGTCTGAAACGCGCGGAAAAAAGAAGCAGCACACGATCAACATTTTGCAGGAAAATTATTATCCTGATGAAGTGTTTAATAATAACTTTGACGCAATGGCAGCTAGTATTGCATCAGGGAAAGATACCGTTGCTCAAATTATTACTAAATGCAGTGCTAAAGGTGCGCTAACCGATAATCAACTTAATGCGCTTAACTCGCTTGGCGTTAGCAATGAGCAGGTTAAAGGATTTACTCCTGCGCAAGAACAAGTACAGCAAAATGATTATTTACCGCCAGACGAAGAGCAATTTAACGAGGGCAATTTTTAATGAATAATTCACCCGAATTTGAACAAGGCATTCGCGCTAAATTGAATCGTGAAACTGAATTTGACAATCCATATCGTGACAATGGAACATCTGAGAAGTTTCAAGATTGGCTTGACGGCTGGATGTTTGTTGATTAATTGATTAATGGCAAAAGAAAGCCACCTAGTTGGTGGCTTTAACTTAGTGCTAAGTAAGGTTGTTATGAATATCTGCAAGGTGAAATTACACATATCAACTCGGAATCGTTATCGCTGTATCGGTTCATTTATGCTAGCGTTACTTTTACGCGCCGTTTAAACTCGCTGTATTTCATATTTACATCTATTAGCTTGATATGGCTCTGTTTCTAGCTACTTCAAAAGTGCCAGCCATGAACTCAGTAGTTAAGGCGCCCTCGTTATCTGTCACCGTCCCAACAGAGTCAGCAACTGGTGCGCTTACATATATAGCCTGACCATTACAGGTATTTGAGGTTAGTGTAAGATTTTTAGAGTTGCTGGCATTGATTGCCTTCCCTCCCGCTTTAATCACTCCAGTGGCAAACCTATTGTCACTAATTGTTAGCCGTCTATTCCTGTCAGCTTGCACGCCGAAGTTCCAAGATGCCGAAGTTCCAAATACTTTATTTTCACGCACCACAACGCCCGCTGTTTCAGCGTATGGTGAAGCATCGCCGCTACCAATCTGAACAGCGGTTTGCTGCTGCGAACCTACGGAGTATGTGTTGAATGTGACTCCAACTATATCTATTGCTTCCATATCTGAGGCTTTTGACACGCTCGCACCGACAAAGGCATAGTCACCAGATCGGTGAGCTATATAGCCTCCACGCAGCATGTGTCCATTGCCGCCAGCGTAAACCCATCCAGTATCCTGTATGAAATCGAAGTCATTGTTTTCGCTCGCAATAGCTAAACCAAGAGATGCCATCCCAATACGGTGTTGAACAAAGCCACTGTTCATTATCTTAACGTTTTCAGGGACGCGAGTTAATCCGTCAGAGTAATCGCTTCTTGATGACATGTGGACGCCGCAGTTTTGCCCTTTGTAATTCCTTGCAAAGTCGTTGTTATTTCCAGTTAAGTTGTCTACCGTACACTGTACAACTGAGCCTCTTATTTTGATAGGGTTGCTTACAAAGCTATAACCACAGTCTCGTATCGTCAACCTAAATGTGTCAGTCAAGTCCCACCCACAAGCAAACTCACCTCCACCGCCAATTTCAATGCCGCTGAAATGATAACCCGATGTGTAAGCTAATACCCCTCCAGTTCCGCTTCCATCAAAAAGGAAGGCGCAACCACTGGCGCTCATTGTTCCAGCCGTTGAATAGACGTTGAAATCTTTAAACTTTTTAACACTTCGTCCTGATGATGTTGGAAACTTAATAAAATAGTCTGTCATTATGCAGTCAAAGGTTGTAGCGTTACCGTCACCTCTCATAGTGAAACCCTCTGATGACATTTGTATGCCGTATGTAACCCTGTAACTGCCGCTTGGCGCGTATGCTGGCACGCCCAATGTTGCGGCTCTTTGTAAGTGAGGTGATGATGTTTCTGGGTCTGTAGTTGCGCCACGAATGGCTCCTATGTGAACAATGTTAATCTCTCCCACATACTCATGTAGTGCAGATTTTCCCCCTCCAGCATCTAATACATCCATACCATTAACTGACTCGGGCCAACCAACACCCACCACTTTAAATGGTGCGTTATCTCTATCTGTGAGCGCTAATAAGTCACCGCTAGAGAATACCCCTGTCGCAACCTCCGCAACAGTAGTTTTTCTGCGGTAAATAGAATCGTGACCACCAACAACATTCAAACCTGATAATGTGTTATGCGTCAAATCGCTAGGCTCAGTTAATCCGCTCAGTGCTTGCAGGCTTGTTGCTGCAAACGCCTGCCAATCAGCGCTAATTGTCGGATCAATTCCAGCGGAAACAATAATCGGCGCAGAACCAGCACCAACATACTTATACAAAAACCCATCAGTAGGAGAATTTGACACTAGCAAATTTAAACTGTCAAGAGTTCCGCCAACCGCAAAAGTAAAAGGCGCAACACCAAATCCAAACTTATCAATTGCCTGTGATAGCGTTAATAATTCTTTGCCAGTATAAGTCGTGACTGTCGTGTCAGTATTCAGCACATTATTAAACGAAACGGCATTATCATAAATAACACATGGATCTGCCGCTGATGCTGTTGGTGATGGTCGCGGATCTTTATAATCAGCCATTGTTTAATCTTCCTCGAAAAGTTTATTGTTATATTCTGTTAGTGAAATTGTGACTAAACCGTCACCGCTGCTTGATACTGATTTTAGCGTGTAATCTGTGCCAATTAGTTCATCATCTGGAGCAATTACGTATTTAGAGCCTAATTCAAAATCACCATCGTTGGCAGTATAAGCACCGCTTAACGCTGTGGATTTAAAGCCTTTAGTAGTATAACTTAATGCTGTGCAAGTAACTAGGCCGCTAATAGTGCCGTCTTGTTTGGTTGTCTGCACATAATAAGTCTTGCCAGCTTCAAAATTAATCGGCTCACTCGTTAAATATTCATCACCAAAAACGTCTAGTATCTCGCCACCAAAAACATCTTGATCGTTCATGTCGCACCAGCGAACACGATCACCTATTCTAGCAGTTAGGCCGAAATAATATGTTTGAAACTCGACTGTATTACGCTGGTACAGTAAACGCCTAATTTCGTAGTCGGCGCGGTTGTTTGCTTGCGCTTCACTTTGACACCCAACAAGTGTTATTTCTTCGGGATATAAACCTTCATCCGTATCAACAATAACGCCATCTTGTAAGCGCCTGTATATCGTTCTCTCAACGTTATCAGGCACAGTGACATAAGTTAGCGATATAGAATCTTTATTGCTTGGCAGCCACTGTGGAAACGTCTGCGTTGAATTTCCGATTGTGTTACGACGGTTAAATAACATTGAGTGTGACACTTTAGCCTCAACGCGATTAAACGACCAAAACTGGTAATTCTGGTAGGCCAGTGTTCTAGCAACGCTGCATATAACGGTTAACCTTTCACGTAGTCCAACGTTTGCATCATCAAATGTAAAATCAAATGATCTAAGGTTTGATGGCAATGAATCATTGATTGCGTATAAATCTTCTAGATCAACCGTTGATGCAGGTCTATTAGCTTTTTTAACTAATGTATACGCAACTGCGTCAGCAAAATCACGAGTAGCAACATTAGTTAACTCTAGATTACCAGTTCCACGGTTATAGTTTGGCAATTTACGAGTTAAATCAACGTTAATCTTTGACTGGCTACCGCCAACAATACGATCGCTTGCTTTACGTTCTACCCATAACAAGGTTACATCACCATAATTAGGCGTACCTTGATATTCAACGCCAACTAATTGCTCAAACGTTGCCTTTTCTGATGCGCTTCCGCCTGACAAATCGCTTGAGTTTCGCGCTCTACCTTGATATCTGCCAATTGGTAAACCAGTAAACTTTAACGTCCTAAATTGAGCATCAAGAGTGTTACCTGTGATGGTTACTGAATCGGTAGCCGTATAGCCTCCAACAACTGGCACACCAAATTCATCAACCTCACGTATTTCACCGCGCAATGTTACCGACCACTCACCGCCGCCATCTTTCCTAATACCCGTAGGCATAGTGAAATGAAACCATACCTCGCTAACTACATCACCTGACACGCCAAACCAACCAATAAAGTTATCGACTTCACCGCTTGCGTCAGCCCTAGCAACTTCAAACGCTGTGACCGCGCCAACGGTAGTATTAACGTTTAAGCCAGTTGGAAGCCACAATCTACTAGCTGTTTTTAGTGTTATCTGCCAAGTGCCGTTTAATAGTGTTGTGCTTGGATTTGTACCAAGCTTCTCGGTAACTTTAATATTAATAAAGTCGCCAACCTCAAGCGCTAGACTTGTTATTAATTCAGCACCAACATCAACATCAGTAGTCCCACCGCTAGACGTTACAGCGTCATCAGCGCTAGAGGACGATGTTTCAGCTATCGAGCTATCATCTTTAGCTGTTAACGTTTGATTTGTCACCTCGTTAGTTTCACGCGCCGTTATGCGCTGAGATTGTGGAGGTATGCCGTCAACAGCCGTGTCGTAAATTGTATATAGTGAGCTAGGGATATCATCAATTAATGTCTCACCAGTTCTGACAGCAGTTATATCGTAGCTACCAACTCCAATACAAAATAACTCACGTTGAATCTTGAGGTTATTTTCATAAAAATAATGTGAAGGCTGAATAAAATCAGGGTAAGAAATAGGCGAGCCAAATACTTCTGGTATTGCCTGACCTGGTCTAAATTCATTTGTTGCCGCATTTAACTGGCTGTTTGGTGATGTACCTGCAGCGTCTGCTGTTCCAGGTATATCTGGTGCAAGCAATATCACGGCTGTAATTGCGATAAGCGCGATAACGGCGTAAGCTACAACCTCCCACCCCGGTCTATTAACTATCATAAACCTGTCATCATGCGCTATCTCAACATCAATCAAATCATTTATGCATTCAGAATCAACCGTTGATGCTAGCAGCTCCCCATTCAAATAAATGTCAGTCTCAAGCCCACCAAAATCAGGCGTGAATGTTTTTGCTAGAAACTCGCCAAAGTTATCGCCTGTATTTGGGTAGTAAACTTCTTTGTCAGTAATATTTGACGGGTCTTTAAATCTAACAATGATGGGCATAGCGTCTAAACTCCACTTTATTCTTATATAATCGTTTAAGTAAGCTTATTCTATCAAATTTTACTTGCTCTGTACGACCTGAACCGTTACCCCATGCGTGAAGCACCGAACCATAAAAAACCCTGCCTACATGTTGAAAGTTCCCATCAGCATCAAACATTAACATTATGTCACCATGAACGCCTGTCGATATCTCAGTGTTATAGTTTTTAATTCCCTCGCTTCCAGCCTCAGAAGTTTCTGCTAATTCATCATCGTAAAGGTTAATTGTTGGTAATGTAATGCCGTCAATTTCTTTGAATGATGCAATAACCAAGCCCCAGCAATCATATGATTCAGGGCCGCAAGCACGATTAACCCATGGCTTACCGATCGTCTTATTGATAAAATCTTTGGCCATCATATAATCACCCTTAGACCTGGGAAATTTTGCGACAAGTAACGAGTTGCCACGCTAATAGATGCAGGATTGTCATCACTTGCAGTTATAGCAACCGAATCGCCCTCGATTGTTATAGCGCCGATCCATGAATTGAATATACTTGGCACGTTATCAACATACTCACGGTAAACGAATTCAGCAGGCGTCGTATTGGGGTTTATTATTGAGTAATCGCGGATTGATTTTAATTCCTGTTTTATTAATGTTCCAATACGCCCTAGCTGCACCGTCATTGATGCAACACCATCTTCGCTAACGCTTGGCGGCTGAACTGTAAAATTACCAGCAGTAAACGTTACAGTTAACCCTGCGTCACGGCTTGCACCAGCTTCAATAGTAAACTGCTTATCAATAAATTGTTTATTGACGTAGCGGATAGTGCCTATTGCTGGATGATATATTTCGATTGTTTCATAGCGGATCTTTCGCTCACGAGTTTCAAAGAATTGATTCATTATGTAGGCCATCCAATATTAAACGCATCATCAAAGCACTGAGCTGCTTTGGCAAATGTCGTATTACAGTTTTTATTCATGATGATATAGATCGCACCTTCTGGGCATTCTTTATCTTTGCTTACTATATCACTAGACATAATTTTAGCTGAATAACTGAATGCGTCGCCATCATGCCCTGTTGCTTGCGGGTAATCTAAAAATCTAACGTCCTGAGTCGCTAACCCTTCCTCAAGTTGTATCGGGAATTTAAACCACTTTGATTGATTCCTTAGTCCGTTTTCGGCTAACCAGAATGTAAATAGTCTTGCATTTTCGCGGGTGAACTTAAAAGTAACATCCCAAACGGTAGGTAAGTCAGAAGAGAAAAATTCTTGCCTTATTGCCGATTGCGTAACGTTATTTAATTTAAACCCTTCTGGTTGATTACGTGATTTGGTTTGTGTCTCGCAAGATGGCAAAACGCTCGGCCAATCAGCGTCAACTGTCACGCCAACAATAGGGCTAACAGTATCAGTACCAACCAATAACTTGGCAAGCATTTTGGCATTGTATGTAAATACGCCACCATCTTGATTGGTATTTTGCGGATAACCGACAAACTTAACGCTTTGAGTCGTTAGCCCTGATTCAATCTGAATCGGGAAATCAAACCAATCAGGATTAGTTTGCACATTATTCTGGTCTAACCATAATGCAAATATACGAGCATTATCGCGCGTAAATTTAAAAGTTACATCCCATAGTGTTGGCATGTCAGTAGTAACCATTTGCAAAAATGGCGTGCCAGAATTTAAATCATTAAACTGAAACCCGCTCGGCTGGCTGCGAGACTTTGTAGCAGTCTCACAGCTTGGTAATATCTCAGGCCAATTTACACCTAATCCGCAAGCCATTTAAACCACCTTGTTTTTTGCTGATGTTGATCGCGTAATTGCCGTTCTTACCTTACCGCCTGATGCTATATTTCCAGCAACAGTATCAATGATAAACTTAATATCTGTTTGGCCGTTAGACGTTGATTGCTGCACTTGCACATCGGTTCCTGATGCGTTGTTGACTGTTGTGATGTTTATCACTGGCTGACTACCACCTAAATCACTTGCACTCGTTACCTTTCCGCCACTACCGCCCGTCATTAAGAAATCATTTTTACCATCGCTGAACATTTCAGCTTGGCCGTTTTCGTTTACTTTATACATGCTATTTGGTGCCGTGTAACCTCCGTACAAGCGAGCGCCAGAAAGCGCCACTCCTTCAGCTATGCCAGCAACAGACGCAATACCAACGCCAGCAGGAACAGAGTTACCGCCAGCAGTTGCTAATGATGTAAGGGCGGCTGCAGGAGCCATTGCAGTTGCTATAACTCCAGCAGATGCCACAGCTCCAGCAGTTGCTGTTGATTGACCAATCAATGCGCTAATTCCCATCTGGATTAGAGCGCCAATCATCTGAGTTAGTATTGATTGGGCTAAACTTCTAACCGCTTCTTGACCAGATTGAGCCCCAGTTGCCACGCTAGCAAACGCACCAATTGCAGATGCTTGGAATGATGCCATAGAAGCACCATTGGCGGCCATAGCATCGGCAAATGACGTGCTTTGGTCTGCATTAAGTTGCTTGACCTTTTCTAGGTATAAGGTATCCGCAGCCGCACGAGCATCAACAGCCAGTTGATGATTAGATGTTTCTAATAGCTCATACTCAGCAATTAGATCATACTTTGCCTGTAATTCTGTTTGTAGTTTATCAAGTGGGCTAGCCGCTAAACTAGTTACTCCAGCAGTAACTGTTTCGCCTCTAGCTTTTTTCCTATCTCTTTCAGCTTGAGCTTGTTTTTCTTCAGCAATAAATTGGTCAAACATTTGTTTATTATAGGCGTCAGCATTGCGCTTTCTTTGATCGGCAAGAGTTTGTTCTTCTGATGCAAGACGCTTAACTGATGCTTCATTATTTGTGTGTGCTTCTATTGCATCATAGGCGGTGTTAATTTCGTCAAACTGAGCCTGTGTAGCTTTATTCATCCAAGCAACATGCAATGCCTTTGCTCGATCTGACGTTCCAAGAGTTTCAGTTTCAAGCTTTAGCGATGCAACCATTTGATTAACGGTATCAGCATATTGTTTTGCTTTTGCTGCGGCATCACCAGTTATTAGTGAATTATCTTTTAATGCATCGTTAAGCGCTTTTAGTGACAACTCGCCAGATCTGAACGCTGTAATCAGTTCAACTACACGAGCGCTTAATTCGCGGCCTTGCTTAGTGCTTGATGCGCCTGCGTCTGAAAATCTCTTTGTGGCAGCCTCTAGCATATCAACACTTTCAACAGTCTGTGACGCATTAAATGCACCAACAGCAAAGCGAAACTCTTTCATTGACGCCGCAGCTTCATCATATCCATCACTACCAAGCTTCTTACCTGTTAGCCCCGAAACTGTGCTTTCTAGGCTACCAAATCCACGTACAAACCCAGCAACGTTGCTAGTATAGTCTGCTAGTGATGCCGCTCCGTCTTTGTATGCTTGTCTTTGCTCGCCAATCAACGCCGCAATTTTAATCTTGGCTAAAGTTTCAGATAACCCTGCCAATACTTTCATCTGGCTAGTATATTCAGCAACACCAGTTGCACCAATAGTTATTGATGCTTGCATTGACTCAATAGCTTTTTGAAAGCTTTCAAGTTTGTTGGTTGAATTACCAAAGGCTAAAAATAATCCACCCATAACAGCAATTAACGCACCTATACCAGCAGCAGCAGCACCCATTCCAACTAACATTTGCGGCAACTGTTGAGATAGGATTAATATAGGGTTTTGCCCGCCTGATAGTTGTACTGATATATCTTGTATTTGATAACCAAAGTTTTGAGCAGCACCCTTCATGCCGTTCATGCCTTTCTTAACGCCATCAGCAGTTTTTGTGAAACCTTTATTCATCCCAACAGCAGCAGCTTTTGCGCTATTAGCAGCGGCAGCTAAAGCGCGATAATCATTAGATGCCGATACAATGATCTTGCCAGACTTACTAAATACTTGGCCATGGCTGTTAATTGTGCGTCCAAGACTTGCTTGGGTTTTCATAAAGTCAGTTACAGCCTTATCTGCTACTTTAAAATCCTTTACCACACCTTCAAGTGATTTATTTATCTGTGCTTCCGCTTGAAGCATCGCAGTCGTATCAGCATCAACAGTATAATAAACACTGCCTAAATTCTCGCCAGCCATTATTTTGCCCCTTTTGCTGCTTCTCGTCTTGCGTTAATTTCTTTCAGCACTTGAATGTTGTGTTTGTGCTCTTCAAGTGTCGGCATGGTTTTTTGTTTCTTAGCGTCTGGATATTTCTTATCAAGCAGTCTGTCATACTCTGTTTTGGTCAGCACCTCTGCGCGTTCATATGATACATCTAAATGAGTGATAGCATTCTCAACATAATCATAAACGTCTATCGTATCAGTGGGCTTGCCTTTAGATTGGCGGTCGCCTTTCTTTGGCTTGCCAACAACACCATGAGTGATAAGCGCCCTAGCAATGCTTAATACATTATCAATATGCATAACACCAGATCGCCAAGCTTTACGCCCTTTATCATATGAAGCAAAGCCAGTTAACTTGCTTACATCATCGTCACAGCAGCACTGCATAACAAATGCAGCATCCTCATAGATTCTGTTAATGCTTTTGTATATCAACTTTTTTCCGATCTCTTTCGCGTAAACATTGCCGCCAACGCTATCAACAAGATCGGCAGTATGCTGAGTTTCGCGACCAAATAATCCGCTAAAAAAATCAGGCATCTGTTTTGGATCGCAAAGTTTACGCATGTTTTTAAATGTTGGGTAAAACTCGTATGTGTGCGAATTGTATTCAATAGAAAAGTGTCCAATCTCGGTGCGCATGATTTTATTCTTGGTTATTTGCAATGTTTTATAATATCACGGATACAAAAAAGCCCCAATAAAGGGGCTAGTATTTGAGGCTTTTAGATTACTAAGCGGTGATCACAGCAGTGTTGAATGTGCTGTTTTGCTTGGTAAAGCTCATGCTATGAGTTGACTCGCTTTTTGTGTCATAGTTAACATCGAAAGAGTTCATCATTGTAAAAGTGGTTTTAGTTAAGCCGCCAGTTGGCTCGGTAACGCGGACATAGCCATAAAGACCAGCATTAGCCTCTTTATTGACTTCAAACTGCAAACGCAAGTTAATAATGTCAGTATCAGTAACATCAACTAGACCATCAAACTGAAAAGTACCTTCCGCACCTGTCATGAATGTTGGAGTGTACGCGCCTGAATCGCTGTCTGTACGTGTGCCAGTGGTTTGCACTGAGTCACTATCAGACTTTGATGTTAACGACATTACAGGGAAAAACGTTAGTGTTGCTGGATCTACACCTGCGCAACCATAAGCGTATTCGACCATTGCTTTCGCGCCGACAAAACGACCCGCAACAACGCAGACTTTTGGGGTTAGTGACATTTTATTTTATTCCTCTATCAATTTTTAATATGCATTGTATTTCGACAACAGGACGACCCAAGTCTGTATACATCACGGGGGACGCGCCAGTTAGCGGATCAATACCTATAATACCGCATTTCTCTCTTGTTTCCAAAAGATACGTAAATATGCGATCAGCAAAGTCTTTAACTATGGCGGAATCAGCTTTAGATTGCAGTCCAGCAAAAACAATTGAAACACCTGAGTTTTGAACGTATCGACTACCGCCACCGCCGCCGCCTTCGCGAATGAATAAGATACGCTTACCTTGAGCGTAAGCCGCTTTTTCATCAAACGATATAATCTGTAATATAGGTGCTGGTTGTGCGTTGCCAGCGTAATCAGTGAACGCTGATAAAAAACCGCCATCCGTTAATATCAGTTCAACATCTTCTTCAATTATCATAGTTTGTATCCGTTGATTATTATATTTTTAAGATCCTTCTGATTATCTGGATCTTCAAATGCGTCAGATAAAAAGTGATGCGTTGCGTCAGCTTTCTTTACAGGCTTCCAATTTACCTCCGAGCCGTCCTTGTAAACGTTTTCATGAAGGAATAACCCATAATTAAAGCCTGTCTCACTGAATCCAGCGCCATAAAAAACAACACCAGTTTTGCCATTGTTGATCACTTTGTACCTTTGGCTATTTATTAGTGTATTTACATCAACAGGCGTTTTTAACTTTGCAAAACCTGCAGCAGTCATAACAACAGCTAAAAGTGCTTTTTCAGTGGTAGCGCCTTCAACATCAGCAAACCATTGACCAACGCTTCTCTTTAGCTCCTTAACACCCTTAACTGGCATGTTAAACCCCTAGCACATAATCAGGCATTTCAGCAGATCCAAACATGCTAGCATCATCAACTGTTATCGATTTAATATCTGCTGCTGTGTCGATTGGCGATCCAGTATAAAAACCTAGCGCCATTTTATCGCCGAATGTCGGAGCGGATATAAATGAGGTTTTACCCTGTTCCCATAGTTCAGTCCAATAAATAGTGCTTGGCATAAATTCAACGCCGTATTGGTCAGTATAGCTATCTTTGCCGCCGATACGATATGAACACCAGCAATATTCTGGCTCGCTAAATACAGCCGCGCCAAATTTATCAGGCACACCAGCACGCCAAATAGTCAGTAAATTAGTATTAGCCCAACGTGCAATGCTGCTCATATTATGGCCCCGTGTAGTCGCCAGCTAAAATTGGTGGCTCTCTGTCTTTCATATTAGTAATCCTTACACTTACGACCTAAACCAACGACACCAAATGAACCGCTAGGGAATAAACTGTTAAAGCACCCAGCACTATCAACCATTTCAAGTATTCTACCTTGAGCAGTCATTTTAAGCCCCTCTACCTTATTCATATATTCGAATGAACGACTAGCGCCAGATGGCGCGCGTTGTGACTTAATAACTCGACCAGAACCAAGCGCGGTAAAGTGGCCGATTGCATTTAATTTAATTGCTGTTTGTGTGCAAGTATCATCAAGATAATTTGCATCTAAACAAGCATCCATTTTATTAACCAGGCAAATGTAAGTTTCGATTGTTGATGTAGGTACGTCTGCATAATCAGGCCCCATAAACTCACGCACTTGCTCGACTGTAATTGTTACTGCCATTATTTAATTACCCCTGTTGATAGCAGATAAGACATGCCACCGACTGATGTTAATGCAGTAAGAATAACACCAATAAGCGTCATCCACACTTTAGTATTCATTGCCTTAATTAAACTAACCCACGGTCTATCTTCTGCTGACGCCATTTCAAGTGCTGTTGTACGCACATCAATCGAATCTAATTTGGTATGAGTTCGTTTTAACTGTTCGCGCGTGTGACGCTGCTCAATTGAGTTCTCTGTCAGCGAGTGCGTAAGCTTGTTGATCGACTCGTTAGTCTCTTTGGACGTCGATATCAGATCCATCACCATTCCTTGCATGAACTCTTGTTTGACTTCCAATTCCTTTATTTTTTCTGCTGACATTATTTAGGCTCACTGTTAAGTTAATTAGAACGGCTGCGACTATCAGCATTAATATTGTCACGCCAAAGATTAAGATAGTTATTAAGCTTCCGACTGACAAAATTATCACTCCCGATAATAGCAAACACTATGTCCAATGGTATCGCAATTTGCTGTCTAATTGTATAAAAATTAACAAACCAGTTTGATTCTATCGACATGCTAACGGCTTGAGTTGCGTTAAATATCATTGATGTAAGCACAAAGACTGCATAGATAATGCCGACTTTTTTATGTTTGTTGGTGTTTATGCATAGCGCAATGATGATTAGAAGCTCGATGGCGGCAAATGATATGTAGTAAATGGTTGCCAGGTTAAAGCTGGTGTAGAAGCTGTCGCCAAGGTCAAATATCGCGCCAAGCACTGAGAATTGTAGCGCCTCATAAGCCGCATAGTACGAAAGTATGATGATTGGTATGAGTTTTTGCTTAGATAAAAAATGACCGCTGTAATAGCGATCATTGTAATAATGTTTTCCATTAGATTAAATCAGGCGGTTAAGCCTGACTTTCCTTTTTATGGTCATCATCTTCTTGCTTACGGTTATTTTTGCCTTTAATCGGCTGACCTGCTGGCATAGTAAATCCTCTTGTGAGTGAGTTCTTATTATAGCACTTTAGTCTTTAATAAACTCAATAGCTCGCTCAACTCGTGCTTTAAACGAGTAAACACTGTTACGGTTAATGTCGTCAGTCGCACCAGCACAACCAGCACCTGAACCTTTAACGCAATCAACAACTGGCACACCATAAACCATGTGCAACTTGGTCGAATGAATTACACTACCTTTTATTTTACTGCCTCCAGCAACTAACACTTTAACCGCTGATTCGAAATCTTTTAATTCTACATTGCTCATTTTCTAAACCTTTTATTTAATTTGATGTTGACAAGATAACTAATAACAATTACATTGTCAATCGTCAACTAACACAAGGAAGCAATAAAATGAAAACACTATTACTAGCAACAGCACTATTATTATCGGCCAACGTATCAGCATCAACTTATGAGCAATGCAAAGGCGTCACAACCGTAGCCGAATCAGTAATGAAAGCCCGTCAAAGTGGCGCGTCATTAGATCAAGTTATGGAAGTTGTAATTGCACAAGGTATGGAAAGCGATGTAACTCCATTAGTTATGCTGGCATATGATGTACCGCGCTATGGCACTGAGTCCTATAGAAGCGGTGCAATTAATGATTTTAAAAGTAAGATTTTGAAAGTATGCATGGAGATTAAATAAATGAAAACTATTATTGATGCGGTAAATGGATTAAATGGGAACTTTGGTTGTGGTGGAGAGTTTGAAACACATGTATGGTTTTTTGATGGCGATTTCGAGCTAGCTAATCACCTTGGGCGTCAATCTGAAAATGTATCGCTTGCAATGTCAGCATGGGATTTGGTTTGCACTGTAATCGAGCT